CCAGTTTCAATCCTTATCCACCTATTCCCAGAATTGACTTTTGGCTGCATATCGTTAATTGAGTAAGTCCAGTAATCACCATTGACTTCTCTCAGTGCTTCAATTACGTCAACGAATGGTTCAATTCCCCTGTGGTCAAGTTCGAAAGCAGAAAACCATTTTACATTAGGAAACTTATTAATTATTTCGATTCGGTTATTAATCCAAGATAAGTGTTCCTTTGCATCACACTTCCAACCGACCAATGGAGTCCCAATAACAAAATGTTTTTCATAGTCAATTGGTTTAATCATTTGATTTCCTTTTATTTAGAATTACTGCTGACATAGAGAGTGGGTTGCTTAATTCACCACGATGAAACACTTCTAATAATTGAGCATTTCTTGAGATGTATTCTGATTCTTCATTTGTGGCATAGGTAGAAAGCCACCCGTCGTCTTCAATTTGTTTAAGTAGTTCAAAAGTCGACTTTTCCTCACCTTCCCTGTATCCAAGCCACCAAGCATGCAGGTCCTCAATTATGTAAATTTTGCAATATGGAAACAGAACGGAAAAAGATGTTTCCATAGATCTTGGCGTATGGGCTCCATCGTCAAGAATCACATCGTATTCTCCAGTAATGGAATCAATTACCATTTGGCGATTAGCCTGGTCAACAATTTTTAATTCGCAATTTTTAATTGGTTCGCATTGCTCTATGTCCCAGCCTTCAATAACGCATTCGCTCCTCAACCATTCGCGCCATGTCTTGATTGAGGAACCACCCTGGACGCCTATTTCTAAAAATTTTAATATTTTATTTCTATCTAAATATCTTTGATAAAAATCCATATACTCGTGATAGGTGGACTTGTCCGTAGAATTTTTTAACCCAATCTCATGCAGTGATAATTCACTCATAAGCAGCTTCCAGTTCCTGTACAAAATCAGAACATACGCCGTAATAGTCGTGTGCTTTTAGGCCGATCAAGCCTTCTGCCCTTTCAGGAAGAACAGATATACAAAGCCTTGAAGCAATTTGACTGCCAGGGTAAGCCCAAACAAAACTGCGACTCGTTATCGTGTATGCGTCAATGTTATGAAAGAAGCAATGATAACCCATATTCATAGAGTGGTCTAATGATTCAAAATCTTTACAATGGATCCATAAGCTGCTCGAATACATTTGCAGCCATTTATCTTCTATTTTATACTGCGGCTCATCGTGACCAAGATACATTTTTCCAAGATGTGTCCTGAGGTCCACCTCAACATCAAAACCTTTTCTAATTGCATCAACCACATATTCTGGTGAATTTTCTAATTCTCTGTTAATTCCAGTCAGGTTACCTCTGTGCGATATAAATCTCATTTTTCAACCTGTACCCATATCCAGTTTTTATGGTTATCCCCAGGGCCAGTTTGCCTAATGTCAGACCTGTAGTTTTTATATCCAAGCACGTTTGTTAGATCGTCAATCAACTCAGATTCATCTTTTATACTGACATCAGCGTGCCCATTCGTGCTGCCAGCATCGTAATTGTTGTCGTAATATGAGGCAGTTGGAATTTCTCCCTTACCACCATAGCCCATTTGAAAGCAAAGCCGCCCCCCTGTTTTAAGAACTCTATGGATATCAGCAAGTATTGCTAATCGTATTTCGTGAACACATATGTGTTGAAAGCATATAACAGCAAAAACAACATCATAAGATTCTGACTCAACTTGAGAAAGATTATCTCCGGATGTCGTGAATAGAAGTGAATCACGGATCCCATTATGCTCAAGATTTATTTTTGCTTTTTCAATATTTACACTTGATATGTCAATGCCATCAATACGCTGAAACCTCGTGGAAAACTTAACTAAATTTCTTCCAGGACCACAACCGTATTCGAGTGCTAAAAGTCCATTTGTTTCAAAATCTTTAAATAAATAGTTATCGTAGTCGCTCCAGTTATTGTGCGCATCATATGAACCAACAACTGGGTCTCTAAAATTTAAGGTCCACTGACTTGCATATCCGTCGTAGTACGAGTTCTGCATATCTAGATAGTCTTTTTTGTCTTTGCTCATTTATTGTTCTCCAAGTAATAGTTGAGGTCTTCTGGGGTCCCTATTCCCCACATTTTTGGCACTTCTTTAATTCGAATCTTTTTCTGGTCGTTTATTGCTTCATTGAACACTGGGCAAACATAAAACTCATTATTGGTTCTAATATTTTTTTCTATCATCTGGTTTGCATATTTGACATAATCTGAACCGTGTTTCCAGTAGTAAATGCCAACAGTGGCATTATCTGAGATTGGATTTTTTTCTGCTACCTCACTAACCAATCCGTCATCGCCAAGCTTCGCATAAGACCATTTCGGATGAGTTGCCTTGAACGTAAGGATTCCACCATCAACACCTTCTGCCCCAAATGCGTAAAGGCACTCATTGCTGTCCCAATCAACTATCTGGTCGGAGTTTGCCATAAGCAATGGCTCGTCGTTATCTATCAAGCCAGATGCAAGTAGAGTCGTACAAGCAGCGCCCTCTGTCATCCCGTCAACTAGGACAATGTCGCACCCTGGCTTAATTAATCCAAGAACTTGTTTGAGATTATATTTCTCATAATGTTCTTTTTGAACCAAGAAAATAAAGTGAGCATCAACATTAAGATTCTCAACAACCACCTGAATCATTGGCTTCCCATTGACTTCAATTAATGGTTTTGGAAATGTATATCCAGCCTGTGCAAATCTAGAGCCAGCGCCAGCCATCGGTATCAAAACGTTCATTTTTTCATTTCTCCATGCAACAGGTTTCTTGCCCCTGTTTTCTATTTCTTCAACAAAGCGCATTAATCGCTCTTTATTCAAATCGCTAGCATTCTTGATTGCGTGCAGGTTTGCTCCAGAACTTAGCGCACCCTCCCTGCCTATATGTGAATCTTCAATAATTATGGTATTTGCAGGGCTTGCGTCCGATGAAACCATGCATTGCCAATACATCTCCGGATGTGGCTTATGGTTCCTGACGTCTTCATTGCTCATGATGTAGCTGACATACTTTAGTACGCCGATTGCATCGAGCGCTGTGATAACGGTTTCCCTTATCGCGTTTGATGCAACAGCAATTTTCCACCCCTTTTCTTTGAGGGTTTGCATTATGTCTATAGCAACATAGTTTTTAGGAAAGCCAGAAAGTATTGTAAGGGTTGCTTTTTGTTTATCTTCCCATATCTGTTGATGAAAAGAACCGGAAAGTCCTTTCTCTTCGGTAAGCATTCTTAGCTTCGTTGTTGTTCCCAGGCCGTCATATTTGGAAAGATGTTCTTCTTGTGAAATAACGTATTTTGGGTCTACCCTACTCAGGGCAATATTCAAAGAATCAAAATGCACATCTCTTGACTCTATTAGTACACCGTCAAGGTCGAAAATAACAAGAAAATTATTTTTCATCTGGGTTTATCCCCGCATGTCTGTGCCACTTATTGTGGCGAACAATACTGTTTTTGTTGCACTTCATTACGTACTTGTCTCTAATACGAAGTGACCACTCAACATCCTCTGCTTCGTTCCATCCACGAGATTCGTCAAGCGGCTCTTCTAGCATTACGTGTTTTTTGACAATAAAGAATCCACCAGATATATACATATATTGAGTTTGTGACCAGTCGTCATAGTCAAGACTCCATGCCCTACCGTGTCCCGGCTTATCCCACAACGACCAGTCCATTGGGTTTCTTGCGCCATTTATAAGATACTGAGGGCAGGAACACACATCCCAGTCGGTTCCAAACTTTGTGAATTCTTCATACCAATCATCGTTAAAAACATGATAATCGTGCATTATCACTAAATTTTCATACTTGGCAGCCCGTGACAGAATGTTTTTTTTCTTAGTTATCCATAAAGGTTTTACTGATTCGTCAAAATCTAAAAAAATTACTTTTTCGTTTTGATGACTAAAATCTTTTCTTTCCCCACCAATAATTAATATTTCATAATGTGGAATTGACAAAGAAATTATATTTTCTATAATTTGCTCAAGGCGGGCAGTGTCCTGGTATCCAGTAACGATGCAGAAAGAAAAATTGATATCCACTTCTATTTACATTTCCATCTCTAATATTTCCCGCATTGTTGTTTCCCATTCAGGAGCCCTCGCTGACATAGAAAACTGTTCTAGAACTTCTCTGTTTACTATCATCTCGTCACGCCTAAGCCGATAATCCAGTAGGTCTGTTAGGTTTGCTTCCCATTCCGCATCGGTTCTTGCAATTCTCCCTATTCCTTGCGAAGCTAGGAGCTCATATTCAGGGAGGGCCGAGGCTACAAATGGCACTCCAGCAGCTGCGTACTCAAGGCCTTTGATAAAAGATTTTGCGTGGTTGAATTGAATGTTGTTTAATGGGATGATTCCTATATCTATTGGCAAAAGCAAACCAGGATATGAAAGGATTGGGACAAGCGGAGTAAGCCTTGTTACTTCGTCTGGCACTCCGAGTAATTCATTGGCTTTTGGCGCGTTTATTGTGTGCCCTGAATGATGAAACAACAAATTGTTTTTTTTAATAAAATCAGGGAAAAAATTTCTAAGCTGTTCCAGATCGTTTGACCTCCATGGAGTGGCCCCCACCCAACCCACGCGTACTTTTTTGTGAGGTCGCACTGACGGCTTTACCCTCCACCGCTCGAGATCTATGCCATTTCTAACCAGGAATACATTTTTTCTTATTTTTGAATAATAATTATATAAAAACTCAGTAGAACAGATTACAGCAAAAGCTTCCATTATGATTTGTTCGTATATGGCCCTGTTCTGGTCGGGGTTTTTTTCGGGATCTGTTGCATCGTAAGCCCTATTTGTCTTCTCTAGGCCAACGAACCAGTCGTCAATGTCTACTACGATTTTTTGCTTCATTTCTTTAGCTTTTAGAATATTGTCAAGCGCATCTTTATGCATTATCAATTTAAAAACAACAATGTCCCAGCCATGGACTGCCGTATTGTTTTCGGCGAGCATCCCAAATCCATGTTTTTCATTCCACCCAGGCATCCCGACAGCGCACTTCCAGCCGCGTTTGACAAGTTGATCACCGGGTAATTTACATCTATACCAAGCGCACCCATTCATCTGAAGCGGGTCCGTTCCCCAAGACCAATCCGTGGTTAGAAATCCTATGGATGGTTTTTGACGCTTTTTCATGAGTTGCCTTAAAGCCGGAAACGGATAGATACTGTAGATAGTGAAGGTAAATATAATCTACAATAAGTAATAACCGCGGTCAATCAATGGAGCTTTTGCAAAATGAGAGCAGGGAATCACAATTTTTATTTGGAGCAGGGCACTAATTTTACTAGAAACATTTACGTAGAGGCCCCAATAGCCAGCCCCACCACGGATGAACTTTACGAACCCTACAACCTTGTTGGGTTTAAAGCAAGAATGCAAGTTCGCAGAACAGTTGACGCTAGTACATTTTATCTTGAGTTGACTACCGAAAATGGCGCAATGGTCGTTGCTTCCGGAGTTGATCAAAACGATATAGCAATATCTGTTTCTGCTTCGGTAAGTGCTTCTCTCGAAAATAATGGCGTGTATGATTTGGAGATAGAAGCACCCAACGGAGAAGTTTCTCGAGTGCTCCAAGGGAACTTCTACGTATCTAAAGGAGTCACGCGGTGACCAACATTCCAAACAATGTAATTATTACGGAAGATTCCGCAAACAGGGTACTTGTCGATCAAGACGCTCCAAATCAGGTACTAGTACAGCTTGGTGGCGCTTCAGGGAATACACGCAGGCACGTTCATACTCAAAGTCAAGCATCGACTACGTGGGTTGTAAATCATAGTCTTGGCGGAAAGCCTTCAGTAACCATTGTGGACTCTGCGGATACGCATGTATTTGGTGAGGTACAATACAATAGCAACACTCAGATTACGGTGATTTTCTCTGCTGCGTTTTCTGGGTACGCGTATCTCACGTAAAGTAGAGGAAAAATGGCACAAAAATTTCTAACAAACATTGACCTAAATCAGAACCAAATTCTGAATGCCACTTTTGAAAAGTTGGCTACAGACCCAGCATCAGGCAATTTTGAAGGTCGTCTCATCTACAACACTGCGACTGACACCATCAAGGTGTACACGGGTGCTGCGTTTGTTTCCATTCCCCACACCATTGTTTCTGGTGGTGGCGCAGGAATTGCTGAAGCCCTTACGGTTTCTGAATCAAATGGAACAATTACTCTTACTCTCGCTGTTGCCGACACAGACAGCGCTGGTCTATTGCCAGCAGCGATGTGGCAAATGCTCACAGATGCAACACCAGATGCGACAAACAG